TTAGTTACAGTTACAGTGGTAGCTACTGTAATACCTGTTGTAGAAACAGTTGTTGCAACGTTTTGAGGAGTTCTATTTACAATACCAATATTACCAGCACTGTCCCAACCTTCTGGTGAGTTACCAGCAAAGTGACTGTGACCAGGATCCGTTACAGTAGATGTAGCACTTGCTGTAGCAGCATGTGTGTGAGAAGGAATCTGTGCAGGTGTTAATGTAACAGTATTAGCACCAAGAACATCTAAAATATTATAGTTAGGATTACCAGGAGTAGATGGATTAACTGAAACAGGTAATGAACCTCCAGGAACACCAACAATAGCACCTACACCAACTCTACCTCTTTTATCAGGAGTACCATTGTTACCATTACATAAATAAATATCTGTAAAGCCTTGATTAGTTAAACCTTTACCAGTGTTGTCAAAGTTTGTTAATGGACCATAGTATTCAATAACACTAAACGGAATCATTCTGTCTTTAAACTGTGTAGCTCCTGGAGTTAATGATCCAAGATATGCAGCAATTAGAGAATTTAACTGAGAAAGCTTAACGTAGTTTGTAGATACATCTAAAGCTAATGCTGTTAAATCTGTTGCTGTTGAGCAAGCTTTATTAATAACTGCCTGTACAATAGCATGAGTATCAGAAGAAGCTGTAACACCAGTTAAACAACCAATTGTATAATCAGCATTTAGTGTAGTAAGTGTAGCGTTAATGCCTGTGATTTGTGCTTGCAAATTACAAGCAGCTTTCACCAATGCAGTGAATAACTCATCAGCATTTGGAACTCTTCCTACAGGTAAATATGCTGTAACAAGAGCACAATAGTCAGAAGGAGCAATGGTAATATCAATACCTGTTCCATCTAAGAATGATACAACTGTATCAATTAGTGCTTGTTCTACAGCTAATAAAGTATCACCAGTTTCGATTCCTAGTGGTACACTATTTGCTCCTGTATATCTAACACATTTGTCAGGTGTAATATCAACACACCCCGTATAGCAATTTGTACAAGACATTTCTTTTTTTATTTATGAATTAAAACTTTTACTCTGCTGGCTATCATCTCTACAGTGAATGGTTTACAGTAGTCAGGGTTACAAACCTTGTACGTTAATATCTGCTTGTAGTGTAATAGATCAGCAATTACTTCTCCTGGTATATATGTGTTCAAAGCAAACACAATATTACTATATTGAATATTAGCTAAGTCAGTTAGCTTACAATCAATATCAGCCAGTAACACAGGGATACTAGCACAATAAATACAATTAACAAGTCTTGGTGTTAACATTTTATTACTTATTTACAGCAGCTTGCTGTTGTTCTTGTTGTACAGCATAGTTACAAGCTGAGCAATACCCATTGGTTAATTGACATCCGCATCCAACTTGTACTTGACATCTTTTACAATTAGCCATTATGCAAAGTTATTTATATAGTTATTACCAGTACATCCACAGTTATTTCTGATGAAGTTGTCTAACATATTGTTAGCTTGTGTATATAACTTATTAGCTGTATCTATAGCACAGTTATTAGCAGCAGCAATAGATCCTTGAATCATGTACCAAATACTATTTAACTGCACTTTAGCTTGAGTCTTAATAGCCATATCACACTGCATCATATCTAGCTTCATAAAAGCATTATCAAACTTCTCTTGAATTTGATCCACACGCATGATATTTTTCTCTACATAGTTTTCGTATGCAGGAGCAACAGAATATTTTAAGAAATACACTCCATCAGGAAGTGGTATTAAATCAGCTCCTACAGGAGTTAATTCTAATGTCGTAGAGTTGAAAACATTAAAGTCTTCAACTGTAAAAGGTAAAGCAACTGGTAAGAAACCAGGCATTGTGATTTCAATAGTAGGAGAACTTACTACTGGAGGATTAGTAGGATATGTCGATATATCAGCAATACCTAACGTAAACGTATTATAGGTATTCATTACTAATATATCCAATTTCAAGTCTGCCATGTTTTATAAAAAATAATGCCAGAGGATTTGAGAATAATCCTCTCACCCTCTGGCATAGGTTATGATTTGTTTACCTTCTTATTAAGAAACAGTTGAAGGAGTTCCTAACGCAGCAGCTAAAACAGTTTCAATACCTGCAGATACAGATTGTGGAGCTGCAATAATTACTGTTGAATCTTCTTGGATATAATCACCCCACTGATAAGCAGCCTTATCTAATGTGTTGAATCTAATGTAGAACGTGTCATAAGTTGTACCGTTAGATACCCATGATTCAAAGTTCTCATTGTACCCAACCATACGGTATAAGTGCTTTAAGTAACCAGCTTGGTAGCTATAGAAGTTCTTCTCTAATTGAGCGATCTCATCAGACTGACCGTAAGGATAGTTAGACTCTTGAGTTACAACAGCCTCAGCGATGATGTTACAATTATCTGCAACGATAAAGTCAGCAGTTGTAGCAGGACCAGCATAAGCAAATGTACGGAACCATAAACGATCATACTCGTAAGGGAATGCAGCCACGTCGCAAGGTTGACCATATTTAGTCAATGGCTTACCAGTGATAACTAACTTAGAGTTTTGACCAGAACCAGAACGAGTAAATGTCCAGAACGTGTTGAAAGAGATGTTGTCAGGGTTGTTACCTGGAGCCTCTTGTTGGAACTTAGCAATTAAGTCATCAACTAAAGCTTGGTGATCAACTTGAGCACATGGATCTCCACCACACTCTAAACAAGCACCTTTAACAGTTACTGAACGAGTGAAACCATTGAAATACAATGTATCAATGTAAGACGAGTGAGCACGTAATGTAATAGTTACATCAGTACCAGGAGTAACATTCCAATCACCAACTTCAGTGATTTGGTTTGTTGCAGTTGCACTACCAACTACTTTATACCACTCAGATACGTTAGCTCCAGTAGTAGAGATCTTGTCAGAACGCTTAGAACCTTGTAAATAAGTGTTTGTGCGACCTTGAGCAACATAGAAGTAAGGATTGTTCGTTGTGATGTTACCAGCGTTAGCCACTGTGTAATCAGCCTTGAAGAAACCTACTTGACCTGCTGTCAAGTTTTGTGTAGATCCAGAACTAGGCAATGTGTTACCTACAGGAACTACAAACAGGGTGGTTAATGAAAAATCAGCCATTTTTGTATATTAATTAAATTGTTTACTTATTCATTTGTCTTGATTCTGTAAATCGAGCTCTCAACCGCTGATTGATTCTCTGTATACATTGCAAGGTTTTGTACGGTCAAGTCTAGAATTTCATCTTCTAGGTAAGTTTCAAGCTCACAGTTTTGATCGAACGATGGTTCTCCATCTAACATTATATATCCAGTTTTATTAATATATTGTGGATATCTTATGTATGAGACGTAGATTTTACTCGGTGTAAAGGTTCCATCAGTGAAGATTGAGATCTCGTCTGAGGATACAGAATTGAAGGTTTCCTGATACTCGAATGATGGTCTGTAGTGAGTGTTGTTTAAACAAAACTGCAAATCACCATGTTTAGAGAGATCTTGGTTAATCCAAATCTTTCTGTCTTTACATAATCCCTTACTAGCTATTACGTAACTATCTACGTAAAACATGTACTTAGGATCTAGACTATCAATATATGCAGTCCATTGATTTATCTCTGGATTCTTAAGAGTTAATGGTAGCTCACCATCATTGTAAGCTACCACTAATCTTTGCAGGTCTTCATATCTTTTCTTGAAGGCATCTAAGCCAAGACCTGATACTGTGTTTTGACCGTCTAATTTTTGCTTTATTAACTTTATCTGAGCCTCATTGAGAGCTAAGATTTTGTCTTCTAACTGAATCTGTTGATGCTCGTTTGCTGATAGCTTATTTAGTCTTTGGTCAATCTTATATAATAAACTATCTACGGGGATCATACAGCGGCTAGTTTTTTCGTTTTAAGTTTCTGCTCTAAGATCAGTAAATCATCTTGGTGATCTTCATCAATCAAGAACTTAACTAATTCTTCCTCATCTACTGCAACTTCAAAGTCACCTTGATAAACTTTACCATTAGGTTTAACTCTATAAATAGAATGAGTAATTGCTTGTTTTACTAAATCTTTTACATGAAGTAGGCTTTCTTGCATATCTGCAAATCTACCGAACACTTCAATTGTTGAAAGACCTTGGTACTTACCATCTTTGAACTCAGTCTGTTTTAAGATGTTGTCCACTTGGTTGTATACCATATCGTCTTTGGTATCTTCTGTTACAGGTAAGCCTAGTAATCGAGCAACTTTACGTTTCTTCTCAGGAGTCATTGAATCAAACTTGCTGATAGCACGGTTGATTAATTGTTTCTTTTTGAATACGATTGCGTTCTCAATTTCATCATCTACAACATAGAACTGTGTATCTGCTGGATATTCACCACGTTCCCAAGCTTGGTAGCTAGAAGCGATTGTAGGGTGAACACGTAACCAAGAGAAAGCAAGTTCTTGCATTGGATTAGTAAAGTCAAAGAAGTTATCACCATCTAGCAACTTAACTGCTTGTACGTGTAACATATCATCATTACCTGTTGATAAACCGTAGTTCCAGAACTTAGAACGAGGACCTAAATCCACATCACCTAACGCTGCTTCTAATCTTTCTTTCAGTTTAGTAACACGTTCGATTTCAAGTTCTCTTTCAGTCTTATCACCAATACGTTGAATATACGCAGCATTTGGATTTAATCCTGTGCGATATTGACCATCAAGTTCTTTGTAAGGATACTTAAATACTCCTGTTCCAGGAATACGTGTCATGCCTTTTGCAGCAAGACCACCTTGCATAGTTTGCATTTGAGAGTTGTTATACTCTTTCTTAATAGTAGAGATTTTTCCTATCTTACCCATATGTAGTTTAAATTTAATTTGGTTTGCAGAGTGCTATCCATCGAAGGAATAGCGACCAGGGACACCCCAATCCAAGCACTCTGTATTCAAGAAATAGCTCCCCCTGAGGAGGGAGGGTGGGGGAGCTTCTTTCTTGTAGCCTGCTGATTAGCAAGCATTGAGCATGTAGCTCAGTATTAGAATTGAGGGATTTCTTCAATCAAGACTGTGCGAGACAAGTCTTCAATGAACACATCACAACGATCCTTCATCCAGATTTCGTATCCTGGGAATTTGTTCGCAGAACTCATACCTTGAGACTTAGCAAAACCTAAGTGGTGACGAGTACCATCGATATAACCCCAAGTCATTGAAGGAGCACCCTTCATACGTACTTCACGGATGTTATTTACCATTGAACCATCAGACATTGGAGATACGTCAAACACCATAAATACTGGAGTAGACTTCTTGTTCTGTCCAAATTCTAAGTTAGATTGTGGAAGGTCTAATTCTTTTAAGTGAATTAACTCAACACGACCAGTCTCACGAGTTACCATTGCATCGAATGCAAAGTTGTAAGTGATGTGTTGTCCTTCTCCTTGCATGTAACGATTACCTGAATCAGCCATGAAAGT